TCGAGGCGTCGCGCCGGATCATGTCCGAAGGTGCCTTGCCGTAGTCGTCGCACAGCCGCATCGCGAGGAGTGCAACCACTGCTGCCTCGTGCCGCACGCTGCTCTTGCCTTTCTGCCAGACGGTACCGTCGAACACGGCATAGTCGCCGGCTGACCATGAGGTCACGCCGTCAAGCGTGGTCGATCCGGCGACGCTGACGCGATACGCGTGACCTTCCGTTCCCGTGGCCGATGCCAATGTCGGCATGTTGGTGCTGGCATCCCAATCGCCCTGAGAGTCGATATCGTCGATCGGCTCTCCGGAAGGTGGAACGAAAAACGCATAGCCGTCGCCGAGCGCGAAGGTCGGCGCCAGCGTCTCGACGCCACGCGCCTTCCACTGCGCGTGCAGCTCGTTGAGCGCATCGAGCGCAGCCTGTGCGTCCTCGCTCGACGGTGTGTGCAGGGCGTCGATGACACCAAGGCGCCGAAGCGCCCTGGTGCAGATTTGCAGGACCGTGGTCATCAGGACGTGCCGCTCACGCGGACACCAAGACGTGGATCGAGTACGGTCCTGCCGTACAAGAGATCGAGGCGCCACTTGCTGATGTCGTTCGTGCCGTCGTAGACCGGGATCACACGGACGCTCAGGTTTTTGTATGACTGCCGAGATCCGTTGTACGCGCCCTGCGGCATCTCCATCGGGACGACTGCGAGACCCATGCAGTTCTTGTGCATCGAAAGGTTTTGCTTGTAACCCGTGTTCGCCGTGCCGGCGAACACGAGACCGGCGCCGTCGGCCGGCGCTGCGTTGACCGTCTGATGAGGGCCGCTCGTGATGATCGGAGGGGAAATGGTCAATGTCAGGTTGCCGGAGCCATCCGATGAACCGTCAGTCGTTACGACGAACTGCTGATCGATATCCGTGACCGCCTTGGTCTTCGGGTTCACCATCTTGATCTTCGCGCCCGAGGTGCCGGCCGCGTATAGCGTGAACACATCGCCGGCTTTGACACGGGAGGCCGCTGCGGCTGTCCAGCCGTCCGTGATCAGCGATTGCGTCCACGTGTTCTTGGCGGTGTCGTAGGTGACATTCTGCGTGGCGCCGTTCACCAGCGGCGTTCCGCCCATGGGGCCGACCGTGTGCGTTGGCACCACCTGGCTCATGTAGGTATCGATGCCGCCGATCTTGCCGAGCGAGCCTTCTCGATAGGCACCGCGTGCCGCCTCGGTGATGTAAAGGCCGGTCTGGTTGCCGAGCAGTCCCCAGTGATCGGACGGCGACAAAATCGAGCAACGTTCCGAGGTCGGTATCGCCATCTCGTCCATGCGCTCCGGCGCCTTGGCGAAGTCGGTGAAAGAGTTGATCGTCTGACCCGGTGTTCCTACCCAGTTGTAAATGCCCTGATAGGCTACGGTCATCACGTCGCGAGCCATCTCGTTGAGGATCGTGGACATCGCCGGCTTGATGACGCGGGTCGACAGGTCTTCAATCTTGAGCGTGAGATCGGTCGAGCTGAACTGAAAATCGACGCCGATCTGCTTATCGATCGTCAGTGTGGTGCGGCCCTCGATCACGTCCTGCGTGCTCATCGTGGCACCAGTGCGGATCGTGAAGTCTGCAGGGCGGCGGATACGGATGGTATCGCCCACCTTGTAACCGTTCACCGAATTGGTGAACTCGCTCTCGTGCGCACGGTGGATGTTGTTCATCCAGCCGAACTCGTTTTCGAGGATCGTCAGCGCCTCCTTGGCGACGACATCCGCAGTCAGAGTGGTATTGGCCATTGCTCAGGATTCCTGTCAGTTATTTCCCGGCCCGTCGCCACGCCGCGTACTCGTCCATGCTCATCGCGCGCGGGTCTTTGCTGCCGGTGTTGCCACCGCCGCCCACCGTGGGGACTGGCGCGGGGGCTTGGCTCACTTTTCGGGCCTGAGGCGCCGCATTGATGCGGGCCTCGATCTTGCCCAGCTCATAGGCTTGCTGCGTCGGATGGAGCCGCGAGATACGCTGTGCTTCGGCGCGGTTGTTGGCGAGCCAGTAGGCCATCTGAGGCCCCTTCTCGCTCTCCGCGATGAGATGCGCGGCATATTCCGAGATCGGGAGCGTCGGATCGTTCAGCTTGTCCATCAGGTCGGGAATGGACTCAGCCGCAGCATCGAGGCGTTCCCGATGCTGCTGTGCCCGCATGAACTGCGCTTCCTGATGCCTTCGCTCAGCTTCGCGCTCGAGATCCGCGGCACGTTCCTCACGGACGGCGGCGCGAACATCGATTTGCTGCTGCTGATTGAACGGCAGCTGGTCGTACTGTTCCTGCGTGATGACGGGCTGACGGAGCCGCTGCAGTTCGGCATATGCCAGATCGCGCTCCCGCTCTGCCGCCTTGGTGCGGGCGTACAGTTCGGAAATGCGCTCGGACGCTGGCCGCTTGGGCTTCTCCGGCTTCGGATCGTCTGCTGTTTCGCCTTCTTTCTTGGGCGCCTCAGGCGGGGCGGAATTGGCATCTTGCGACGGGGCCGGCTGCTCGGAGAGAGCTTCGGCGGGGATATTCAACGCGGGACCGGGAACAACGGGTTCTGGCGCGGGCGATGCCGCGAGGGAGTCGCTCATGATTGATGCTCTCTGGTTATGGCGTCTGACGACGGGGACGCATTACTGACGCGGTGTGGCCGGGCCCGGTGGCAGGCCCATAGGCGGACCTTGCATCATCAGGGCTTCCAGCGCCGCCGGGTCGATCTCGCCGCCATCCATGGGCGGCATTCCCTGATCGGGCGGCATCATCTGCGGCTGTTGCGGTGCGAACTGCTCCACCGGCGGCAGCGGCGGCTCTGGCTGAAGCATGGGCGAGGCGAACATCGCCTGCGTCTCCATCTCCACCTTGCGTGCGTCGGCTATCGATTTGCGGGCCTGCGCCAGCTTCGCCGTCATCTCGGCCCGCGCGAGCGGATCGGCGAGAGGGTCTGGCGGCGGCGGAGGCTGCGGCGAGTTCGGGTCTTCCGGGTCGACGAGCAGCGCGGGCGGCACGGTGTTCTTGAGCCGCTTGGCGATCTCTTCGGCGCCCGGCCAGTCCATGTTCTTGGCGACCAGATCGCCAATCACCTGCGCCGAGTTCGGGACCGCCTGCATGAACTGCATGAGGCTGTCGGCGCTCTCCAGGCGCTTCGTGCTGTAACTCTTGCCGATCGAAACCCGCACGTCGAAGCGTCCGGCGGAGAGGTCGTTCATGATCCGCGGCGTGCCGTCGAACGACATCTGTACGGCATTGACACGGACGTACTCCTCCGTGTCGTCGTCCTGCATGATGCGCATCACGCGCTCGGTATCGTAGACCTTCGGAATGAGGTCGATCAGCACGCGGCCGCAATGCTCGAGCGATCGCTGCAGGTTGTCGGAATAGTGATAGTTGGCGACGTCGCCCTCGTATTGGCGCGCCATGATCGCGCGGCCGGACGTCTCGTTGCTGCGCTTGCCGAGACCCGCATCGTAGATGCCGGTCGTCGCCTTCATGTCCTCGGACGCAACCTGCGCCTCTTGCACGAGGGCGACAGGCATCTCCGGCGGATGCTCGCGGCGCGGTGCAGCACCTGGCGCGTTGACGTCGGGAATGTACGGCAGATACGGACGATTGGTGTTGTTCGCGTTGTCCCACAGCCGCTTGATCTCGGCATCAGCGAGCATGCCCGTCGTCACGAGATACGGCGATTTCGGCGCCAGCGCGATCATCTCGGCCGTCTGCGTGCGGTAGTAATTGTAGAGCTGCTGCGGATCGCGCGCGAATCGGACCACGCCGTAGCGGTACGTCTTCTCCTCGAGCGGCACCTCAGAACCGATTACGGGGATGATCGGAATGTGTTTACCGGCCCACTCGTTCGGCCCTTCCAGCACCTCCGATCCGCTGACGAGGTACTGCTTGACGCGATAGGCTGTCTGCTGACGCTCGCGGATGATCTTCGGCAGGAACATCCGATCGGCCGGCTTCATATCGGTCAGATCAAGCGTGTCGCCCGTCTCCGTCAGGCCGAGCACCTTGGTGTACGGCTCCTTGACCCAGTATTCCGCGATCCGGACCGTATCGCTGGTGGTCCAATACAGGCGCGATTGAGATCCGTTGCTGACGACATCCACGCTGTTTTCGCCGGCGTTTGGATAGCGGAGCTTGAACGTCGCCGTCGGCACCATCTCGGTGACGACCATCCACATCGCATCCGAGCGGTCAGGCAACACGGCCGCCGGATCGCAGAACACGGAGAACGGCTGCTGGATCGACTGGATCTTGATGTCCTGGTCAAACGCGGTGTCGTCCATGTACTGCGTGGTGACGCGATACCAGCCGATGCCGCACGCACACTGATGCTCGGCGGCGGTCGAGAACACGTGCTTGGCATTCGACTGGTATTGGATCTGGCGCAGCAGGCCGTTGTAGATCTTCGCCAGTTCCGGGTCTGAGCGATCGTCCACGGGGCTCACCTTGATGGCGAGATCGGCCTGGCGGATATCATTCGTCACCTGGCGAAGGAACTGCGGCAGGCGATTGATGGTGAGCATCGGCCGTCGGCTGGCTTCGCGCTCGCGGCGCACAGCTTCAGGCCATTGGTCACCGGCCAGGAATGCGAGGTCACGTGCGCCCTGCTCGCGGTTGTCGAGCTCGTGTTGCCACGCTTCAGCGAGCCGGTCTCGGACATCGCTGACGATCTGCTCCTCTGAGGTGAGCTTGCCGGTCTGGCGCTGCTTCAGGCTGCCAGCCACGAGGACCCTCCGGCGCTGTCGGACCAGTTGACCGCAGTCGGCTGCACGATCGCGAAGCGCCTCATCATGGATGCGTATCGAGTCGCGCTCATGAGGTCATCGCGCTCTTTCACGATGAGCCCGTCCTTGCGGTGATAGAGGCGGAATTCCTCGAACCAGTCATTGAGCCCAGCGAACACCTTCAGCCGCCCTGTCCTCATGCGTTCAAGCAATTCGATCACACCCGCTTCGACGCCATTGCCGCCTTCTTCGTGCTCTGCGCGTGTGGGCAGCATGTTGATGTTGTGGCCCCGATACTGCTCGGCCAACTGCTCGCCGGATCCCTTGTCCCGGTTCAATCCGTCGTGCGGCCAGGCGATCGGAATCCATTCTCCCCACGGCCGGATCGCCGCTGCGTGGATGGCTGGAACTTGTCCTGTCACGCGATATGTGTGCGTGACATAGAGGCAATCTCCGTCCTTATCCCAAGCTATTCGAGCGGCCGCGAAGGGATGATCGATGCCAAAATCGATACCGATGATCTGAAGCCAATCGCGCGGGATGGCGCGGGGCGCGACCGTGATGCTTTCTTCCGTCACTTGGAACACCCGGCCCGATCCCATGGTCGGAATGCCCTTCGCGCGAGCCTCACGCTCATGCTCCGGATAGCTCGCTACGATCGACGCCCGCCGCTCAGGCGAGTAGTGCTCCACATCGTCGATCGTCATCGACGTCACGTGCCGCGACAAATCTATTCCTCTGTTTCGAGTGTCAGCCCGGCGATCGGCGACACTTTCAGGAATGCTTTTTCAAAATGAACAGGGACACCACCTCGCTCATGCCAAGCAGCGGTGTAAACGTGATCATCCCGAATTGCCCCCGCTGGCCGTTGTTCGTCCTGGTCAGTCCCTCGGTGTAGATTTCGAGATCTGGCTCTTCATCCCACCACACGCCATCGAGCGTCGGGCCCTGCCATTTCTCTCGGCCCTGATCATACGACTTGAAATTCAGGACAGATGTGGATGTCTGAACGTCGCCGCCACCGCCCCACCTGACCTGCACGTTGTCGACAGCGTTCGGCACGCCCATCGCCATATCGTGGTCAAGCAGACATTCTTTCGGTATCAGCCCGGTACCCCACGCCGATCTTATTGCAGGCGGGCCGACAAGAATTCGCTGCGGGTTGTCGCGCGTGCTCTCTCGGGTAACGCCAGCCGCCCACATCGTAACGGGATTCTCGAACGTTGCACCTTCCCACCAGTCAGGATAGCGGCCCGTCAAATGAACCGCCCATTCCGCGCCACCAGCCAGGGTCTTTCCTAACTGGTTTCCCGCCATGAACAGGCGCTCGGAGTGAATGGCGCCAGCTGCGTGGAACTCTTTCTGCTTAGTGTAGGGGCGGTACCGATCCAGGCGGTTGTGATTGTGACGTTTGATCCGCTCCTGAAGGCTCTCCATAGCCGAGATCAATGCCGAGCGATCTGGCCTCTCGAAGGGCTGCGGCGAACTGAGAGCGAAGCTGCTCATCGGTCATGCTGTCGTACTTGTTGACGTTGACATCGAGTTCCTTGGGAAGAATGGCGACCATCGACCGGAGGAACGCGCTGGGATCTGTCGCGATCACATTGGCAATCACATCAGGGCCACTCCTCTGCCACGCCTCGTACATGTCAGCGATGAAGGCCTCGCCGAGCTTCGCGCGGGATCCCTTGCGCCGCCCCCCCCCGATATTTCCCGTTACAAATCGGCCGGTGTTCGGGTCTTTCTCAGGCTTCTTGTCGTCGTCCATCGTCAACCTGTTTCATGCGCAACGTGTGATGTCAGCCTGCGGCCCTTACCGGAATCATCGGCCCACTTGTCGGACCGACGTGAGCAGAGCCGACAGGGTGAGCGGGCTTGAATGGGACGATGGCAGCGGTAGGCTGGGCTTCGGCTTCATCCATGCCATAGACGAGCAGGCCGAAGTGAACGCCGAACATGCCGACGAGCATCATCACAACGGCCATAAATCCAGCGATGACCATCTGTGCTGACTGCATCTGCCATCCAGTGAAGGCGGCGAGACCTTCTGCGGCAGGATCTGCTTTCGAGACTTGAGAACCGGTCACGCGCTCGTTCTTGCTGCTCAGTTCGCGCTGGCGGGTCTCAAGCGTTTCCTTGCGCTGTGCTGCACCGATGATGCGGTTGTGGTCCGCCACCTGCCGGCACAGCACAGTGTAACCGCCTGGATTGGCGCAGCCGTTGGTCTCGGCCCATCCTTTACGGGTCTTGAGCTTGTCGAGGGCAGAGGTAGCAGTCGCCAAGGCGGGGACATTGGACATGCTCGCCAACTCGCCCTCGATGCGTTTCAGTTCGGTTGCGCGATCTTCGAGGTTCTTCGCGTTCACCGTGTTGTCGGCGGCTTTGTTGATGCGGCCCACCGTGATCTGCTGAAAGCTGGCGAATACGCCAAAGCCGACGCAGAGCGCCATCAGGGCGTAGAGTGAGCGCTTGGAGGTGAGCTTGCCGCGGTGCGAGAGGGCGATGATGCCGACAGCAGCGGCGGCTACGAACAGTTCAGGCGCGATGCCGCCGATGGCGTCAATGTAGACATCCGAGCCCTCACTGTAGCGTGTGGCGGTCTTGGCGTTCTTCCATGCCTGATAGACGAACGCCATCAGCCCCGCCGTGATCATGGCGAGGCCGGCGTGCTGTGCAAGGGTTCGGGTTTTGATGAACTCGCGGGCGGTCATGGCTCAACCTCGTTTTGAGGCGCAAAGAACGCATGCGGGCACGGATATTACGGGCAATGTCACCAACCGTCGTGGGCAAGGTAGTTTCCGACGATGATGGCGATGAGCAGAAAGACGAACCACGTTCCAAGGATGTTGGCGGTCATTGGTTGAATCGAAACGGGCGGCCCGGTTGGGACCGCCTGTCTGTGTTCTGGGCGCATTTCAGGTGTCGTGGCTCAACGGATTTCCCGGAGCCTGGGGCGCCTACGCTTCGTCGCCGCAGCGGTACAGGATTGACGCTTGTCCGATAGTGTGTATGCCGCAATTCCGCCGCAAGGTCAACTGGTGGTAGCCAGCACCATCTGCAATGCACCAGTTTTAGTGTCGATGACGTGCGCAAGAGTCGCGTTTTTCTCAAAGCGGTTGATTGAAGAAGACGCAAGCAAAGCTCGACCAGATGGTTCCAAAGATCGAAGGTCTGGCAAGTTGAACGACGTTACGCCATCGCCGCCCCAAGTGTCGCCTATTATGCCCCACAGCCCAGGGTATTGATCCTTAGGCAACGTTCTCCCGTCTGCCGGCAAAAATCCGGGTGGGCACCAAGTCGGAACAGTAAGGGAAAAAGCTCTAGGCACCCTGATAGGCATGAGCGACGACGCACGCACGATGGCCGGTGCCGATAGTACGACTGCCGCCCCGCCTGTCAAAAATCCGCGTCGAGAGACGTTCATTGGCTAGCCTCGCTTAACCAGGGTCTATGCGTATCAAGGAAGTGGTTTGTGCGCAAACCTGCTTGCCCCCCATATCCACGAGCCACTGGCGGCGGCCGCGCTTGCGGGTGAGAACGCCAGTCATGCTGGCGAATGTGCCCACCTTGATCTCGACGCGATCGCCGGCCTTGAACGGCTCCGGGGCTTCGTGGCCGCGGTCACGGCGCGGGTAAAGCCGGATCAGGGAAGCTCTGGGAAGGTCCCCTATGCGCTGGCGAACGTGCTTGGCCTCGGCAGGCTTGCCGGTCGCGAAGATGTAGCCGCGGGCGACAGGAGCCTTGCGCTTGCCCTGGCGCTCGACGGGCAGGTAGGCGCGGTGCCCGGCCTGGCGCAGCTCCTTGGCGGCCTTGAATTCCTGCTGAGGGGGAACCTTGAAGGCGGTAAGAGTGGTCAATGTAGTGCTCCCTTTCGGGGACGCGCACGCGGTCGTCAGTTCGGCAGCAGGGCCTCCGATGTCGCTTTTGCGGCTCGGTGAGCTTCTTTCGGATCGCCGAACACGCGGGCCTGCATGTCGTGCTTGGTCATGGTAATGATGATGACGCCGGTGGTTTCGTCGTCGGTCATCTCGTCGAGCGCGTCGCAGATGTTGGAAAGGTCGATGGGGTCGGGCTCGCCGGTCATGTCGTCTGTCCTCTGGCGCGGATGGCGGCGTCGATGTCTGCAGTATCACCATCGCGCGCTTGTCCGCTCACAGCCTCCCCCGCCATGAAGCACCCATCGGCATGCCCCACCGAATTGACATTTTCCGGAAAGCGGGAAAGGCGGAGCGCATGGATCACCTCGCGCCCCCTGGGCGTGATGATGTTCCAACCCTCGCAGCGCGCGACCCAGCCGAGCCGGAAGAACTCGCTCCGG